TCTTTGGAACATTTTCATTCCATTTGGAATGTCTGTAATGATGTAGAATGCATCAGTATCAGTTAGGTAGTTGTTCACTCTATAACCTTGAGGAACCATACCCATAGATACGATTGCATTGATATCATTGTCAGCTGTTCCAGTTCTGCCTTGAGACTTCATAAGTCTTTCAGCTGTGAACTGAAGCTCAGAAGGGATTATCATTTTTAATCCTCTTGCTGCAACTCTTAGACCTCTCTCATCAGTCATTTGAGCGATGTCAATCATAGACTGCTCTAATGACGTCTCGTTAAGATCTGACTGCGTAGTTAGTGTGTTCTTGAAAGAACCACTAATCGTAGGGTGAGCTGTATTAAACAAGCTAACGCCATCACCTGAATCAAAGTTATCAGTTGATGGTAAACCTTGAATTAAAGGTTCTACCGCTTTTACTTGTTTCGCATTGCTCATAGATCTTGCTAAAGCTTTTGTATATCTAGACGCAAGTCTGTCATACAAGTTATCCTCGATCGCTTCTTCAGTGATCGCGAATGCTAAAGCTACTGTCTCGTGAGAGTATCTAGCAGTGAAAGTTTCTTGAGCATCATCAAATGATACACCAGAACCCTCACCTTTTACTTGTGCGTTTCCAAAGCCAGATAACATAACTTCTTCTTCAAAAGCTCTGTCAGATGACTCTGTAGTATAAATCTCAGCATGCTGATTTTCATACCTTTTGTACTCCAGGCCAAATAAAGCATTTAAACCTGGCTCTAGTTCTTTAACTAGTTGTGATCGTGATATAGCCATAATTTATTACTCCTTATATGCCTGTTGCTAATGATCCAACAGTGTATTGATGCAAGTTGATCTTTACTACTACTGAACAGTTAGCAGACGTTTGTTCTTGGTTTTCAGGATCTTCTGCTACTCTAACCATTCTCAATTGTTTAGCAGTTGTAGCTGCTGTTGAGATACCTAGTTGAACAGACGATTTACCTGTTGTTGTGCTACCAGCTGCAGCAGTTGTTGCATAAGTTAAACCAATTTTTGATTTTCTTAGCGCCAACGTACCACCTAAAGTAGCATCAGTTGCAATAATGAACTCTTGGAAAGGGTCATCATTTACAAACGCTGTTACATCTTCGCTATTTGCAGGCGTTGTAGCCGCAGGGTAAAAGTTACTAAAAGTAGGTTTCAGAGTTGTTGCATCTGTATAAACCACACCGTTTAGGACTCCTACCGCAGCAGTTCCAGCAGCTGCAGTTACAATGTATCCACCAGTAGAAGCTGAAATATCAACTTTTACAGGCTCTCCATTGAAAATAGCGTTAGACTCACCAGCGTCGATTTCGTATTTAGACTGACCTTGAATAGAAGGTGTGTTACCAACTCTCATAGCAGCTTTTAAACCGAAACCTTGTGTGTTTCTATTTGCCATAGTTACGTCTCCTTATGTACCTGCCCCGAAGGGCCTCCAGTACGGGTTTATTTAGAATTCAGTGATTGAAAAAATTATTTTTTCGTACCACCGAAGGTTACACGAGACTGCCTATCAACATTGATTGGCATCCTCTGGTCTTGCTCCTTGAGAAGATCGTTTGCTACTGCTTCGTTTTGATCTGTATGACGTCCAGCCATATAATCTTGTCTCTGCTGCGCGATCTCGACAGGTACCTTTGCAAGTAAAAGGCCACCAACCCCGATCACTCCCTTGTATTTACCTTCATCAAGTACAGGGTAGTCAGATGAGTTTTCGACTTCTTCAGCCCTCACTAATTCGTAACCTTGTCTAATACGTCCGGTTATGTTCTTAGTGTCCTGAAAGCCTACGCTCTCTGCTCTAATCCATCTATACCTGAATCCATCAGGTGCAGGGGGTGCATCTAAAGATGACGGTGGAACCCAGACTTTTGGTCTTTCAGTTTTAGACCTGTCTTGGTTCGCACGAGAAGTTTTGTTATCTTTTTCCATTTTACGCTCCTTCCGTGATTTTTATTTGTTTTGCGTATTCTTCAAGTGGCACTCCTAATTTTTTCGCAATTGCGACTTGTGATGAAGTGAGTCTCACAGTTTTTCTGTTTGATCGTGTATTAGAACGATTAACAGAAGCAACATTTTGCGTCGGTTTAGACGTTTGTGATTCCTTTTTATCAAATTTATGAGGAAATTCAAGTCTAATTCTTTTATCAACTTCCTTATAATATTCATCAGTTTGAGGATCAAAACCCTCCCTTTCAGTCAAATCCTTGTGAATTTCAAAGGCAGTATAAGTCATGGCTCTGTCTTTACCAAACCATGAATTATTTGTAGCCCATTCTTCCGCTCTTGGATCTGGTGCAGGTGAGGTTTTTTGTGCACTTTCAGAAAAAGGATCTGCATCCGATAACTTTGGTGCAGGCTCTTCTTTAGTTGTTGTTTGTTGTTCTTTTAAAGCATTGAGTCTAGCTTCATCAATTGATAAAGCAGCGATTTTTTTATTTGCTTCAATTTGAGCTGCAGCGTCAGAATTTTCTATCGCTGATGCTAACTCTTTTTGAGCAGAATCCAAACCAGTTTTAACTCTAGTTTCAAACTGTTTAACATAATCTTCATTTACTTTTGAAAACTTTGTTTCTGCAGTTTGTCTTTTTGCTTCAACAGCTTTTGCATATTCTAAAGCAGCTTTTTCTCTTCGTTCTGCCTCTCTCATTTTACGAGTAAGTTTAGCAATACGAGATTGAACTCCTTTACTATATTCTTCTAGCTGTTCGTCGTCTTTCTTAGTCTCTTCCCTTTTAACCTCACCACCTTCTTCTAACTTTGTCTCTCGTTCGTTTTCATATGTTTTATCTGTTCCTTGTTCCGTTGTTTCTTGTTCTTGCGTTTCTGTTTCTACAACAGACTCGTCTTTTGTTTCTTCGATATCCACTTCTGCATCAGGTCCTGATGTATCGATGGGTACCATTTTGTTGTCGTCTTCTGGCATAGTTATCCTCCTATGTTAAAACTCATGCAAGATGTCCTCTGGACTATCAATTGTTGCTAACACTTCATCGTCGTTTAGCAGACGCATTTCCCCACCATCTATTTTGATTCGACTACCTGCATAACGTGCAAACATAATCCAATCTTTTTCTTTGCACCACGGACCTTCAGGATATCTCTCCTTATCCTTATAACATTGAGGGCCCATAGCCATAACTAATCCAACTTGAGATGCAACTTGTTGTCGTTCTAAAGTTGTTTCAGCTAAGTGTAATCCACCTTTTGTAACTTCTTTCATTTTAAAAGGTAAAACTAATATTCTCCAACCAGTTGGTTGTGGTAATTTTGGTTCTTGTTTTGTAGGTTTTACACCAACAAGTTTATTGTTTGGTGTTAATATCGATGACTGTTCCTTTTCCATTTTGCTCCTTATCTTCTAGCAGGTTAGAGATTTCCTGTAGTGTTGCCTCGTAGGCATTTATTTGTCCTATTATATACTTATAATTTTCCATGTTGTCAACACTGCCAGATGTAACTGACATTGATAACGAATCTAATCTTGTTCTGAGAAATCTAAGTAGTTTGTTTATTACTGTTTCTAATTGCATTAAACACCGACTTTCTTCATAGCTTTTTTATGACTTTTCGAAAACGACATTCCTTTTTTCATGTCTTTTTTCATGCTAGCCATATGCTTTGAAGAATGATGCTTGCTGTGTTTTTTAAGTGTTGTTTTTTGTCTTTTAGTTAACATTTCCATCTCCTTCTTGCCTGACGGATACGTGAATTAGGATCGTTTCTTGTTTTAGCTGATGCCCGTTTTAATTGTCCGAGCGATCTTGCGCAGTATGATTTTCTACGTTTAGCAGCTTTTGATCCAGGTTTTACTTTTCCTGTCACGGCTGTTTTTAATTTAGAACCGGGATTTAATCTTCTATAGGCTTTGACACCGGCTCGTGTCATACCTGCTCCAGACTTTGTAGGTCTAAAATTTTTTTTATTTCTGGCTGGCATTGTGCCTTTAGAAAAATTTTTTCTCATTATGCTGTTTTCTTTTTCTTTGCAAATGTTGCAACATTTGTTGGTTTACCACCTACACCTTGTGCCTTACTTCTTTTCCTTGCAACGGCACTCCGTCTTTGGGAGTCTGTCATACTTGCTGCTTTGGCAGCAGGGACGCACTTTGGATATTTTCTTTTTGATCCACTTGCAGATTTTCTTCCACATTTTTTAAAACCCCCACCTTTTTTCTTGGCACCAATGTCGACCCAATCTTGCTTGAACCATTCTTTTAAACCGCCTTTTGCAAAATTTCTACGCACAACCTATTCTTCTTTTTCTAGCAAGACCAGCTACCTGACCACCAGATCCATACATAGGTTTAGAAATTTTACCACCCATAGCCTTACTAGGTTTAGGTCCTCTAAAATCTTTTCTCTTCACACCAGAGGGATCTTTAATTTTACCTGCACAAATTTTAGAAGCGTAGGCGTTAGCATACGCTGACGGATACACTTTAAATTTTCGCTTCGCTGCGGCCTTACCTCTAGGACATAGTTTAGTCATTATTTCCTCGCTGTCTGTTTTGCTCTTTTAAAGTCAGATGCCTTTGGTGCACCCTTTGCACCTTTCTTTCGCATCTTGCCTCCACGTTTTCTTTTAGCATGAATATTAGCGTATAAACCTGGACCAGCCATTATGCTTTTTTCACTCCTCTTCCTTTTAAAACATCAGCAAAAGTTACTTTGCCATCTTTGTTTAAATCAGGAAATGATTTTTTCTTTTTAGATTTTTTCTTTTTTGCAGACATCATTGCTTTTGGATTTGAAGACCCTGCTTTATACATCATTCTATTTGACATTCCGCCACCCATCATTTTTTTTCTCATTATTTTTTTCCTCCGTTTCTAAAAATTTGTGTACCCTTTATACCATAAATGCTCGCCACGACAAGAATCCACAAATTTGTGAACCATGACGGAAGCTGCGAGAACATATCGAAGAACAATTTAACTTTATCCATCGCTGTCGGGTCATCCGATATCACTGCCCAAGCAAGCACCAACACGGGCAAACTTAAAATTATCAAAACGGCCTCGTCCTTCCAGTCCGATTGACGTGCCTCTAGCAATTTTCCCTGGTATTGTTCTTCACCCTGGGCCATCTTTGTAGCATGCATAAGCTGTGCTTCTGACATTGCCATTTTTGTCTTCTGCTTGTTAGCGTAAATTTTACTTCCAGCAGAGACGGCTAATTTTATTGCCGATAACCACATAATTAGTATGCTTTAGAATTTCTTTTCTTTTCTGGTAACATTCTTTTCTGACCACCGACTGGTAATTCAGGTTTTCCTGTACCAATATAGTTAAAAGCACCATCAGCAGTAGTTTTAGATCTAGGATCTATTTCAATACTCTGTTCAGCAACTTTAACTTCTTGTATTTTGTCAAGTTTTTCCATTTTTTGCTCCTTTTCTTAATTATCGTCTATCATAACTTGTGCTTGTTGTACACCTGTCTTTGCAAGACTAACTCCAGCACGTAATTTAGCTAAATCTTCGTTTTGTTCAAGCTTATCTTCTGCAATTTGACCTGCTTGCATTAATTTTGCTCTGTTTAAATCTTGATTTGCTTCATCAGCTTGTTTTTTACGTTCATTTTCCATTGCACGTAAATCAACTTCACGTGATTTTAATTTTAAAAGAGGGTCGGAGTCAAATTGTGACGTAATTTCCTTCTCTTCTTTTGCAAAATCTGCTGTTAACTCAGAAATTAACACTGCTTTTCTAGCTTCGATGTCTTGAGAAAGTTTTTGTATCTGTTGTTGAGCCATTGGATCTTGTTGAGCTTGCACTTGTAGCACTTGAACTTGTTGCAATTGTTCTGCAAACTCTAATTCTACCTGTTCTTGTGCCATTAAACTAATATGTTCAAGTATATTTTTTTGTATTGCAGCCATAACAGCAGGATTATTTCTTACAATATTTGTAGACATGAAAGTTAAGTGAGACGTTACATGTGCTCTGTGGTCTTGACCACGAAAAGCTTGAAAAGGTTTCATACCTAAAGCATTTATATGTTCTAAACTTGGGTCCATCGGTGCCATTGGCGCTGGTGGAGGTAATATTTGATCTATATTTTTTACATTTAATGCTTCATACATTTTTCTGTATGCCGCATATAAATTGTGTATCTGTGGATTTGATGTTGCAAGTTGTAATTCTGTTTGCGCCATAGATATTCTTTGCGCCATAGAAAAAATATTTGGATCTGCAACGGGTAAAATATCCACTCTGTCATCAAAGTCCATTTGTTTAATTTCTCTTCTACCACCAACTACATCAAATGGATATACTGGTGGTAAATATGTTTTAAATACTTTAGCAAGTAATTTAAATTCTTGTTTCATACCTGCATACAATCTTTTGTGTATTGCAGACATAACTCTTGAACCACGTTCTAATAATGCAACTGTAGTTCCAACAGCAGCATTTTGATTACCCTCGCCAACTTGCATATCAGCGATTGCTGCAAATCTTTGACCTGCTTGCACTACAACACCCATTAAGGCTAGTAATGTTTGTGATGGTTCTTTGTATGGTAATGTCATAAACGCATCTCTTAAATTACCACCTGGCGCATCTACATCTCTAAATTCACCTGGTTGTAATGGAGCTGCTTCATCTCTAACTCGAATACCTCTTTGTTTAAATCCTGCTGGTAAATTAGACAAAGTTCCTGCATCCAACAATTGACGGAGTGCAGCAGTTGCAGTTCTACTTAATCCGCCAATCATATGGATTAATCCAAAACCATAAAATCCTAAACCCGGTAGAAATTTAAAATGTACAAAATACTGGATCTTATTTCTTTTTGGATCTGTTGGTTCGTAGTTTCTACGAATTGATAAAACTTTTCTTGAAGTCTCGTCTACAGTTACAATGTAAGGTAGTTTAATACCTGTTGGATTCATCTCTGCATCCTTATCTTCAAAACCTTCTAAATCTAAATTTACATGACACTCTAACAGAGTATAAATCATTTCTTGTTTACCTGTTTTTTTTGTGCCTTCTAAATCGTGTTCTTTAGCTTCAACATCATCTTTCATTGTTGATTGTGGTTTTTGTAATTCAATATCAGAATAAAAACCATTAACTTGTTGTTTTCTTAAATCGTTCTCGGACATTTTTATTGTTTGAATAATGGCTTCCGCATCCTCTAATGAGGTAGCAGAATACGGAACCACTAAATCATCTGCTGGAACAAACTTAGAAACAGCTCGTCCTAGTAAATCGTCATAGTAAACTTTTTTAAAAGTTGAACCTGCAAGTGGTAGATGAAATAACATCTGATCAAACTCTGGTTCATACTCTTCCATTTTTTCCATCAACTCATAGTTCATGTAATCTTTAACACGTTGAGCTTGTGCTACTTTTTGTTGATCTGGATTACCTACTATTTGAGTTCTAACAGGTCCTTCTGCAGGTAATAATTCTTTGTAAGCTCCAGCTTGAAATTGTGTAACAGCTTCTGCAAGAACAGGGTGTGTTGCACCACTTGCTCCTTGAAATGGTTCTGTTCTGTTATCATATTTAAAACCTAAAAGATCTAAACCATTTGTATATGATTGTTCCCAATCTTTTCTAGAAGCTTTGTAGTCCATGTAATTTTCTACAAGTTCAGAACCAATAGGATCTGTAATATCTTCTGGTAATAATTCTGCTAAATTGTCAAAGTGATTTGGTGTACCCTCTATGTTTACTTTACCTGGTTCAAAGTCTACTTGTACACTACCATCTTCGTTAGGTATAACTTCTACGCTAGGGTCTTGCGACTCCATCGCTTGCTCTTCTTGTATTTCTATTTCTTCTTGAGGATTAACCTCTATTGATGTTTTTACGTTTGGTAACGATTTGTCTATATCTGCCATTTATTTTCTCCGGTGTATCCGCCACTTTAACTTGTTTTAAAGGAATATTCAACCCCTGTGGATTGGGTCCTCTTTTAGGCGGTATTGTTTTAGTTAGCTTTTTCATTAAAAAGGTAAATCTGGTAAATCATCATCTGATTTTTTTCTTGCACCATAGAATTGGACTGGTTTTTTAATACCTAATTTTCTTTGCACTGACGTTGGTAATCTATCAATCTCATAACCCATTGCTTCTAAATCTTTTATTGTAATGTTTTCTACACCAACTTCTTCTATTAAATCATCTATATCATCTAATCCATTATCAATATTTTTCATCTTACCATCCATATCTGCTGTTACAGTAAATTCATCGTATTCATCTGCTGGAGTTCCTTTAGTAGATTCATCACCAATACCTTTAGTGTAAACCATCTCTTCTTCTTTGTAACCAAAACCATCTGGTTCACCCAATTTTTTGTTAATTCTTATACTACCCGTGGTAAGATCTTCATACAGTTCATATTCTTTGCCTTTATTTTTATAAACATAAACGATCTCTCTATCCATTGTAGCAAGTCCTTTAGTATTATCTGTTCCTAATCTTTTTATTTTATCAACTAATGTAAAAAAGTAATTTGGAACTATCGGTCCTTTTGGTACCGTTTTCTCTGCAACTTTAGTTACTGTTGCAAGATCATCACCAATTCCTAAAAGTTTAGCAATAGCAACTGCACCGCCTGCACCTGCAACTTTCATAAAGTCTCTTCTGCTAATACCTTGATTTGTTAATACCTCATCTATTTCTTTGTCCATTATTTCTCTTGTAGTTTTATCTACAGGTAGGTTTCTATTTTTTGCATAAGCTTTTAATAATTTAAAACCAGGAAAGATTGGTGCTGTAAGTTCCATACCAAGTGTAACTTGGTCTGCTAAAATTTTTGCACCTGCAGTTTTTCTTTCATCTTTCATTTTCTGTTCTTCATCTTTAATTAATTTAGCAAGACCGGTTTTTTCTGTAATAGCTTTTGTCCCTTCAGTACCAACTAGATTATTTAAGAACTCAGAAAATATTCCTGTGCCTGTAATGTTTGATGGTGGTATGTCAGTATAGTCTTGAACATATCCTTGACCTGATGCAGGTTTGATTTTAAACGCAGGTTTTTGTATCAGGTCTGATGCAAGTTTACCAACCGCAGGTAATACTCTTGCACCAAACTCTCCAATACGAATACCACTCTCAACTAATCTATCTGCATAGTACGGAAAGTTTCTTGGATCAATCATGTCATTTACTATTTCTACTGGATTCATAGTTTCTTTAAATGTTTGTGCTGCAGGTAATTCTGCATCTGGATTTAAAAAGAAATATTCTAACTGTGCTGCAAAGTCATCATCTGCTCCTGCTGCACCACCACCGTTAAAGTTAACACGGCCACCATTAGCCATAAAATCTTGTAGTGTTTGATCAGGAGCTACCAAAGATTTTATTATTGGAGATAGTTCTGTATCTTTTTCTTCTAACGGAACAAAAGGTAAATTTTCACTTGTATCTATGTCAACATCTTCGACAAAATCTTTTCTCATTTTTTTTAAATCTTTTCTAGATGGTGCAATATCTATATCATCAACGAACGTTGGCATTGTTTTATCAAACGCCAAATTTTTTTGATTTAGTATTCTTTCTTCCATAGGAATAGATGCTTCAATTTTATCTGCGTATTCTGTACCAGCAGTAAATGGTTCGTATAATTTTTTACCAAATAAATCAGCAATACTTTGAGGAGCGTTTAAATAACTTTCTATTAATTTAGCACCTCCTGTTTTTAACAAGTCAGTTCCCGTCAAACCTTTTGCCGATTGTTCAGAAAAAGGAAAGACATCTAAAGGTGCCGTAGCCAAACCTAAAACTCTTAGACTTTTACCTAAAGCGCTTGCTCCTTTAGCAACTGTTGCTTTTAAGTCATCTGGTATCATGTCAAAATCAATTACTCCTGCAAAACTACCCATCTTAATACCTTTTCCTTCTTCAGGAAATATATCTTTAATGTGTGATTTTAAAATTGAATCTGCATTTTTATTTTTATTAATTAACGTAACAGCTTTTTTTAATTTTGATGGAAGTTCATTAAAAATAGATTTGTTAATTCCATCATTAGCAATAAAATTATTTATTGCTGCTTTAGTTTTATTTAATAAAGTATCATTTAAAGAAATATTTGGATATTTGGTAATTATCTTTTTATTCTTTTTGTCATAAGAATAAATTGCTTGTGGAACACCAAACTTAGAAGTAGCCTCTTTAGAAAATTTGTTTGCTGCTTCTATAAATTTAGGTCTTTCTGAATCAGAAGCATTTATAGCATTATTTATTTGACCTGTTATTTTTTTGTCTAAACTTTGGCCTTTTAAAAGATTTGGACTTTTTTTATAATCAATTCCTTCTTCTCTAAAACTTTGCATAGGTGTAATTTGTTTTAAAGCTTGAGGATCTTTTAATAAAACTGCTCTTTTTAATCCTCCTGTATGTTCAGGACTAAAATAAATTTTTTTACCAAAAATTTCAAATAGAGGATCTGTTAAATTATATCTAACATAATTATTATAATTGCTGGCAGTAATTTTTCTTTTTATTCCTCTTTTATCAGTGTAAAATTTTGGAACAAAACCTTTTTTTTGAGCAGCAGGTAATAATTCATTTACTAAAGAATTATAATTTGTTGCAGTATACACACCACTGCCGTCCTTTAAATCAAATGGAAGTTTTAATGATTTAAATATCATTCTTTTTAAATTTGTATTTCGAGCATATTCTCCTCCCATGGTCGTTCTTAATTTAGATCCTTTTTCTCCAAAAAATGTAATAGGAAGCAAACGTTGACCTGGTAAAACAGGTTCTCTACCTGCTTTTCCCTCACTAATTGAAATTAAATTAGGATATTTTTTTTCAATAAAATTTAAAATATCTTCTTGAAATTTATAAGGAACTCCAGTTTCACCTTTATTTATTAATTTAGAATATTTATTTTTATTTTTATTTATAAAATTTTTAACATCAGTTAAAGCATTTTTTAATTGTTTTTTATTTTTTAATTTTGTTTTTTCTAATATTTTTTGTAGTTTTTTATTTTCTTCAAACTTAGTAGGTAATTTTCCTTTATTTAAATTTGTAGAAATATTTCCTTCTAAAGTATTTATAACTTGAGTGACTCTGTCTAATGTTCTAGTGTATCCTCTATCATCATATTGTTTAATTGGAATCTTATCAAAATGTGCTTTGTTATTATCAACTAAATCTTGAGCTATTTGTCTAAGAGTTTTTCCTTTTTTTATATCTGATATAAATTCTTCTCTTGAGTATATATCTGCAAGCATACCTCCTTTAAAAAGTTTTACTCTACCACCATCTTCATACATTCTGTTAAATCTATTAAATGCTTCTGTATCTTCTACTTCTTGAGGTTTGTTTTCTGGTAGTTGATCTAAAGTTTTTATGGTGTCTGACCCATACTTTTCACCTATCTCTCTAATTGCTTTTTCAAGATCATCATCTAAAAGAGCAAGCTTGTTACCTAGACTTGTATCCTCGTCATCGATAAATGTATTTCGTAGTGGATCAAATATATAAGCCATTATCTTCTTCCTTTTTGTAATGGTATTTTAATTCCAAGATAACCAGTAACATCATTTGAAAAAGGGCTATACTTAAGTTGTGTTTCAAAATACTTATTCTGTCCTGGAAAACCTTTTTTAATATTATATGTTAGATTTAAATCTTGGTTACTAGTTAATGCATTAGTCAAGTCAAAACCTATGTTACCATAATTTATATTTTTTAATGCAGGCATTTCTACCATTGCAGGTCCCACTGGTGGTTCTCTATCAACCAAACCATCTGTAAAAGTAAAACCTTGTAAGTTAATTGGTAAAGAACCTGAAAAACTTAAATTAGGAACGTCACCACCTTGTATTATTTCTTTTGCAATCTTAGTTTTTAAAATACCATCACCTATGTTTAGATTATGGGTTACAGATGGTACAAAGCTAGAACTGTATCTGTTGTTGTCATCTGATTTATAGTCTGAATACATTCCATCTATGCCAAAATCAAAATTGCCAAAAGTAAAGTTTTTGTCTAATTCTAAATTACGTGTTGTAAAATTATTCCCGGTTGTATAACTTGCTTCTAACCCATCACTTTTTACATTAAAAGTTGAACCAACCACATTGTCATCTAATACATTAGCTGAAGCAGAAAGGTTTGAGTCTAAAATCTTTCCATTTAAAATAGCGTTTAATGTACTTAAAGCACTAACTTTAGATTTTTCTGTATTTGCAAAAGCCATGTCTGATCCTTCATATCCTTCTATATCTTTTGTTTGTTTAAGATCGGAAAGTGGAAATTTACTAGTTAGTGAGTATTTATTTTCTTCTAAGTTAGGGCTGTCGATATTTAAATATTTAGTATCAAATGACCCTGTAGTAGTTCCCTCTCCTTCAGTGTCTATGTTTCTAGAAAAAGTAAATGGACCTATGTCTGCTGTTCCTAAAATCTCAGCTTGGTCTACAATGTTTTTTAATTTGTCTTTATCAACAAGACCCTCTTTATTTAAAACTTCTTGGTCGGGATAAGTTAGTTGAACATCTAAATTTTTAAGATCAAGTAAAGATTTTTCTATTTTAGAATTCCTATTTATCGTCGTACTATCAAGGCCGCCTCGTCTATTACCGAAATACTTTTCCTTAAGATCTGTAAAAAAATCTATTTCTTTTTCTTTGTCGGTTCTTAAATCTGTGCCTTCTGGTATTAAACTTTTTAATTTTTTTGTAACAATACTTTCAGTGTCTATTGGTTTTGGTCCACCTATACCAAAGTCTCCTTCCGCTTCTTTTTCCAACAATTTTTCATTAATATTAAGACCATCAACAAAAGAAGTTTTTAAAGATTCCTGAATAGATTTATCAACAGCTTCATCGTATATATTTTTAGCTGTTTTAAATGAGTTTACTAAAGTAAAAAATTGCCCTAGTGTTTGAAGTTGAGGAGGTAAAAAAGAAAAAATACCTGCTCTTACAAAAGGATTATTAATAATTTTTTGTCCTGTGTCTAAAGTTTTTTCAAAAATTGTAGGTGGTGTAAATGATGGTATGTAATCTATACCACCAGTAACATTATCTGACCCAGGATTTAGTGCAGGATCTCCTGTTTCTTCAATGTCAAATATTGGTCTATCTTTAATTTCTTGTGGTGGTGGAACAGGACCTATGTTTGCTGGTCTTTGTGAAGGTCCAGAAACATCTGCCATGGTTGGTCTATCAAAGCTAGGGCTACTTGTCTTGCTTTTTTTAGAACCACCTTTATCATACTCTCTACCAGATACACCACCAACTCTGTAACCTACACGGCCGCCATCTTTTAAAAATTTAGAATATGGATCAACAGATAAACTTTGTGGTGCACCAAAAGATTGAGGAATATCGTTTTCCATAATTCCAGATGGTGTTATACGTCTATCAGTATATTCAGTAGGTGTTTCTAGATTTAAACGTTTTATAGATTTTCCGGATTCAGGATCTGTAAGTGTTGCAGATCTCTTATAAAAATTTTCAAAAATACCATTATTTTCTTTTGCTAAATTTTTAGTTTCACTATCAATTACAACTGGACCTCCTACTGGAAGTTTAAAATCAGGCAACTCTGTTGTTTTTCCTAATTTTAAATCGGCTAATCGATTTGTAAAATCATCTTCACTCATAGCCATAATGTTATCGTATTTAGTTTTTAATTCTTTTGGTAATCCAAAAGAACCAGTTACATTTCTTTTTACGTCACCGTATATTTCAGAAAAGGGCTGATCACCTGTTAAACTTTGAACTATATTATATAAACCAGAAGTAGCACCAGTTAAAAAAGGATCTAGTCCCATGGTTTGGTTAACATCATAACCACCTAATAGGTTGTATTGTTTATTAGTGATTAAACCAAGAGCTACAGCGTTTTTTAATTTTTGATTATTAATATTGTGTTGACTATATCCTTCTAATATATTTCTTGGTTTAAAAACTGTTGTTTCTTGTTTTGGTATTTCTTGTTTTGGTATTTCTTGTTTTGGTGGTGGATTAATTATACTTGGTGGTCCTTTAGGTCCGTCTCCATCTCCTCCTCCTGATGGTCTTTCAACAGGTCCTGTTCCGCTACCTTGATAGCCACCTTTACTTGGACCTACATTACCTTTTGAATCAGCAACAGTTCCCATATCAGAACCGCCTCCAAACCCAACACGTCCACCTTCTGCATTTAATTCTTTGAACGGTAACACTTTAGAATCATATGTTGGTTTTGTTCTAAAGTATTCTTTGTAACTATCTGGATCTAATGTTTGTAGTGCTTGTTCTAACGCACCAATGTTTTCACCGTGATAGGTAATACGTTCCATTCTTTGATTTGGATTATCTGGATAATAATATTGTGCATCGTCACCTGCAGATGCTGGGTTTTTATATTTACCGAACGCAGATGTTTCATCTGCAAGTTGTTGCGATATCTCGGTCGGTGTTAGATATTCCAAAGCATTCTTTGGTCCATCTTTTTGTATCGGTTGAATATTGTTTCTTTCAAGCCATTGAAATATATCTTCGTTGTCAGGATTAAAATTATCTAATTTTTCAAACACCTCGTTACCAAAATGTTTTCTCCAGATTCTAACTGGATCTGGTGCAAAGTAATCGGCACCACCGTGATGATGTCTACCCTCTTTTAAGTTATCATAAATTTTATCGTCTAGTTTAATAATTCCTTTTTCATGTATCTTTGGTAAAAAGAAACTACCGTAGCCTCTATATAAAGATGAACCAGGTCTATCGTATCCTGGACCGTCGTACAATCTTTTAAGTCTTAATGTTCTTTCATCAAGTTCTTTTTTAGAAGTGCCTGTTGTTATCTCATCTATTTTTTCTTTCATTTTTTTTACGTTGCTTTGAAATTTTTCTAACACTTGATCCATAGTCAACATTTCATCGGGTAGATCATCTACTCTTTTGTTAAATATATCATCAACGTTTTTACCCTGCTCTGTTAATCCTTTTGCAATTTTATCTTTTTCTGCAACTACTCTTCTATACACACCTAAGTTATATAAAATATTATCTTGTTGCATTTGTGTAAATCTTACATCTGGATTTTCTTTCATAAATGTTATTGTCTCTTCAAATTTTTTTGCAAGGTCGTCACCATATTCTCTAAGTAAAGAATATCTGTTCTCGATACCAACATTTTGTACACTAAATGGTTTAAATCTACTTGCATCGGTTAATTTAGACCCAATAATTGCATTACCACCAATCTCATCTTTGGTTAGTTTTCTGCCAATAAATTCTATACCCTCTGCTGTATCTGCAATACCACCTTTTGGTTTAGGTGATTCTGACATTAATTTTTGTAATATTTTTATTAAATCATCCATAGTATACTCGTTTACGTTTAGATTCTGGCTCGTCTACATAGTCTTCTGGGTGTTGTAGAAAGCCGCCTTGTCTAAATCGCATGAGTGCCTGGGTTGTTGAGTCTACCAAGTCATCATGATCGCCATAAGGAAACGCTGCACACTCCTCTATTACTTCCTCTGCAAATTTTTGCTCTGGCGCCCATATCATACCAGATTCAAACAAAGGTGCAACAGAATTGACTCTAGCATGTTTATCATTTCCTTTACTTGGTGTAAAATTCATAACGGGTATATTCATCTTTCTAAGCTCGTATGTAAGAGGTAAACCACTAGCTTTTGCTTCTACTATAACTGTTTCTGGTTGCCAATACTCGTATTGTTCTAGTGCTTTACGTCGTAGCTCTGGAAACTCAAATCGTTCTTTTATGGCATCTAACAATATTAAATTAGGACCTGAGTCCTCATCTGGATAGAATACTCCCCACGTAGTAATGGCACTATAGTCTGCTGTTTCTTTTTTTAAGAACGCTGTATCATAACTTTGTATTACATGTGCTAGATCAGGAATATAATCTTTTTTGTATGTTCGCCACCACTCACGTTTTAATATTGCACCTTCTTCAGCTGTTGGGTTTTGCATCCACTGTGCATTCCATTTACCAATAGGCAGTGTTGCTTGTACCTTTTCTAATTCATCTAACTTCCAATACTCAGGCCACACAGGTTTTGCTTTCTTTGTTCCTTGGTCCATGATTGCTGGAAACTCGACTACGTGCCACTGATCAGCTTTAGCTTCTTTCTGGTTGTTAATTAATTTTGCTGTTAAGTCTTTGTTAGACCATCTCGTCATAACGAGTACAATCTTACCACCAGGTTGCAGACGCTGACGTGGACCTGACGTGTACCACTCGTAAGCTGATTCGAGAGCCGTGGGTGATAGTGCATCTTGCTCTGAGTGTGGGTCATCGATTATAAGTAAGTCTGCACCACGTCCAGTAATCGCACCACCAACACCGGCGGCGAAGTATTCACCACCTTGTGATGTTTCCCAACGTCCTGCTGCTTTACTATCTTCTTGTAGAGTTGTTTTAAAAATTTTTGCATAATCTTCTGAGTCGATTAAGTTCTTTGCTTTACGACCAAATCTGATTGCGAGTTCTCCTGTGTGCGTTGCTTGAATGATCTTGAGTTTCGGATCACGGCCCACCATCCATGCTGGCAGAAGATAAGATGCAAATTCTGATTTAGTATGCCTTGGTGGCATGTTCACGATCAAACGATTT